TCTTCAGCTTCAATTAATTCATCACCCCCTGTTTCCATATCTCTTCTAATCTCTGCATATCCTTTTGAACCTCTGTCAGTATCAAAATATATCTCTGCGCTGCCATCAGTTTGATTTACATCAACAGTGATATCAGGTCTATCAGGATGTTTGTAACTTTCAACTCTACCAGACTCACCAATTTTTTTTCCTTCTTTCATTACTTTATCAACAATCATTTCATAAATTTTCATGCCACCCTCACTAATAGATTCAATACCTTCTCGTACAGTTTCTGATTTAAGAGGTTTTGCAAATCTACCAACAAAGGGCATTGCCGCAAAACCAGCTAACAATTGCATGAAAGTTCTTCTATCCATTATGCTCCTTCTCCAAATACACCGCCAAAGCTTTCGTATTGATCAGCTAGATAATCTGTTTTTTCTTGTTCAGTCATACCTAAAATTTTTTCTCTTTCATCTATTGCAGCTTCTATACCCATCTTGCCTAAACCTAAAGCAGTAATACCAACACCAAGTGGTGTCATAGCAGCTGCCGCTCTTGGTATTGGATTTAATAAAAATCTTCCGGCTTTAGATAAAAGACCTGTTCCTGTTGGAGATGTTGCTGCTCTTTTAGCTAATTCTGGAAATAATAATTCTACACCAACCAAAGGATCTATTACTGCATCTGGAATACTTTTACCCTCTTCTAAATTTTCTTTTATGGTTAGCCCTGCAAAACCTGCTGCAGCTGTAGGACTACCTAATGTTTTTAATAAACCAGATAATAATTTACCTGCTCCTTTTCTAACTGTTTTACTTAGTAAGGGTGCTGAGGCTACGGCAGCCGTGGGCATTGGATTATTTGCAGCCCAGTCAAGTAACGTTGCTTGTGAAACTTTATCATCGGTTTTAGGATCGACGAATGCGCCGATCTCATCGTTGTATTTAATTGGAACCTCTGGTGTTGTTTCTTCTGCTGCTACTGCAGTTCCAAACAAAGTTCCAGCAGTTGCTATTCCAATTTTATCTGCAGTCCCAAATTCTAAAGAATCTTTTAATTCATTAACTTGTTCTTTTGGAAAACCAGCTCCAGTGTAAAATTTATCTACATTAAATTTAGTTTGATCTAAAACATTTCTTTTATAAATTTCTTTTTGTTCTTTAGATAAATCTTTAAAAAATTTTGCATTAGGGTTTATGTCGTCTACCAAACCAACTTTAAATGCTGGGTTTACATTTGACATATCAACAAATAAATTTTCAGATTTAAAAGTTTCTCCTTGTTTTGGAATGTTAATATCTATTTTTGGTATTCTTGTTTCTTGACCTAAAAAATATTTATTTTGTTTGGCTAAATTTTTAGTTTGATTTACGGCTTGTGTGTATAAATTACTCATTTCATTTTTTATAGATTGTAATTCTTGCAACTCTTTATTTCCAATTTTTTTACCCACGATTTTATTTAATCTAGATAATAAAGTATCATGACTACTTTCATATCCAGTTTTTAATAAAACCTCTCTATTTAAAATTGGATCTTGAAAAGTTAAGGTATTAATTTTATTTATGTTTGAATTTTTAACTAAGTTTGGATATTTATCTGTTATCTTAACTGAAAGAGGATGACCCACATCTTCCACAGCACCTGGAACATATATCCCTTCAGATTTTGATATAGAACGTATTTGACCTCTAAAATTTCCAAGAAACCTTTTTAAATCAGGATCAAGTTTAACATCAAGGTCATGCCTTGATGAAGCAGCTAATCTTTGACCTTTTACTAATTTTTTTTCGTATCCTTTTGTTATTTTATCTACTGCATCTTTAAGATTATATTCTTTTTGTGCTCCTGTTGTTGGTCTTGAGGTTACATCAAATCTTAATAAATCTCTTGTGATTCTATCTAATAAATTTTTATTAGAAGCATCTACACCTAAAATATTTGCTATATCTTTTGCATTATAGAATTTTTTACCATCAAAATTTTTTATTTTATCTTTTAAAAAAGTTTTATCTGTTTTTACTTTTGTAGTAGCTTCTTTATAAGGGATTACATTTTTTGGCGTTGGAATAATAGTTTGTTTTATAGTGCCTTTTCCCACATCTGCTCCCTTACGGGTTCCTGTCTCTGATAATCTAACTCTATCAAAAATACCTCTTATTTTTTCTCTGCTTTCACCAATTGATTCTGCTGCTGCTTTAAAATTACCATTAAATTCTTTTTGAGCATATTCTAAAAATTCTTTCATAAATTTTTTAGCAGCCGTTCTATCTTTTTCATCTGCCCTATAGTCAGGTATTGCTTTTAATAACTTTATGACTTTTGCTTTAGACATTATCTTTTCTCCACGAACATTGTAATTAAACCACCATCTGCATAATCACTATGCACACCACCAGCACCGCCGCCGTAAGGACCACCGCTGGATGGACCTGGTCCAGTGCCTCTAGGGTCTCTGTCAAGTCTTGCTTGTATACGTTGAGTCTCTGCTCTTCTAGCTGCTTCTTTAGCTACCCTTTCTGCTTCCATTTGTCTTACTTTATCCACAGCTTTTTTTCTAGCTGCATCAAATACTTTTTGCTTTCCTCTTTGAAATATAAATTCTCCTAATCTAGGTCCAAACACACCTACTAATCCACTCAATACATTAAGGCCTGCTGTTTTAGTTGACATGTCATCATCTTCTGTTGTTGGTTGACCTAATATACCACTTAGTCCTGTTGGTAAATCTTTTCCAATAATACTAGCGTCTGAAGGTCCACCTCTTGAAAATCCTACACGACCACCATCCGCCATATCTCTCGGATGTTTGCCAGTATTTTTAATAATCATCAACTCATCAAAAGTTTCATCACCATAAAGTTTAACACCTAATTCTTCTTCTAAAACACTTTGAACACCTCCACCAGGTGTAACGTTTTTAGCTTTTACTTTATCAAAGTTTTCTAACATTTGATCTTTTGTTGGATTTCCAAAAACATCATCAGGTGGTCCTAATACTTCGTCTAAATATCTTTCATATTCTTTTCTGTTATCAAATTCATCTGGTGATCTATATTTAAAAGGTTTTACACCCTCTTTTGGTAAACCTGTTTTACCTTCACCTTTTATAATTTTTTCTAGATCACCCATCGGGTCATCTTTTGATAAATTAAATTCATCTAAGCCTTGAGCTTTATCTACTTCTCTTTGGAAGAACTTCATGTTTTCATCTAGCTCTTTCATTTCTTTTCTCAACATAGCGTCTTGCGTTTCTTTTAAATCAAATTTTGTTTTGATAGTTTCAATACCTTCTTGTGTGCCACCTATGATTGGTTTATCTGGATCTAGGGTTAGACCTTTTTGGTTTACAACCTTTGTTGTGTTCAAAGCTTTTTCTCTTGCTTCCATTTTAATTTTTAACAGATCAAGACCTTCAGGTTCTCTGTTCATCACAGATTTGTAACCTCTAATTAATCTGTCTAAAAATATTTTAAAATTTTTTTGAAAAGCATCTGCTTCTTTAAGACCGAATTCTAATAATTTCTTTTTACTCATCAGTAATATGTTCTCTCAACTCGAGGCAATGAATCTTCTTTTTCATCCTCCGGATGCGTTATGAACCCTCCCTGTCTAAAACGCATTATTGCTTGTGTTGTGCTGTCCACCAAATCATCATGATCACCATAAGGAAATGATGCACATTCTTCTATAACCTCTTCTGCGAATTTTTCATCGGGCGCCCAAATTTGGCCACTTTCAAACAGCGGCGCAACAGCGTTCACTCTAGCGTGTTTATCTTGGCCTTTGCTAGGTGTATAGTTTATAACAGGAATGCCCATTTTTCTCAACTCATAAGTTAATGGCATACCAGATGCCTTTGCCTCCACGATCACCGTTTCAGGATTCCAATACCGATATTGATTCCAAGCTTCTTTCTTTAACTCTGGAAACTCTAATCGTTCTTTAAATGCATCTAATAATATTAGATTAGCTGGACTATCTTGGTTTGGATAAAAAACTCCCCAGGTAGTAATCGCACTGTAATCTGATGTTTCTTTTTTTAAAAAGGCTGTGTCATAGCTTTGTATGATATGTTGCAACGGTGGTATGTAACCTTTGTCCCAAACTTGCCACCATTCACGTTTGATGAGTGATCCTTCCTCTGCCGTTGGATTTTGCATCCATTGCGCGTTCCACTTACCTAAACTTAATGATGCCTTGACAGATTCTAATTCATCTAGTTTCCAATATTGTGGCCACACTGGTTTATTACTTGGTAGTATCGCTGGAAACTCTATAACTTCCCACTGATCTGATTTTATTTCTTTTTGAGATTTTAATAACATACA